ATACTTAGATGGATTGACCACATATACCGAGACGTACCTGTTGGCTCGCTGCTTATGATGTCAGGTAAGACTAACGAGTCACTATATGACAACGTAATCAGGGACATGGAGAAGATACTTGAGCCTGACTGCAAGGTTTACAAGCAACCGTTGAGAGTTAAGATCATAAGCAAGAACATTGAGATTGCCTGCGTTGACGCTAACAATGAACGGTCATGGGGCAAGGTACAAGGTAAGACGGTTTACGGCTGGCTCGCTGATGAGGTTGTCCAGTACCCGCTATCATTCGTTAATATGGCTATAGGCCGTTGTCGCGGTGATGGCAAGGTGTGGCCGAAGTTCTGGACTTGCAACCCTGACCACCCGCAGCACTACATTAAGACTAACTTTATAGACAATGATAAGCTCGATCGTAGATCATGGCACTTTAACCTTGATGACAATCCTATTCTAAGCGAGCAGTATAAAGACGAACTGAAGAACGCTTACACGGGGGTATTCTATGACAGATACATACTTGGCAAGTGGGTACTCGCTGAGGGAAGCGTGTATCCAGACTTCAGCAGAGAAACGCATGTATATAAAGACATGCAGTTGCCTGATGCATGGTATAAGGTGCGCGGAATTGACTTCGGTTATACCAATCCCTTCGTCTGTCTATGGGGGGCCGTGGACCAAGACGGCAGGCTATATATCTACGATGAACACTATCAAGCCAAGGCCCTCATAAAAGACCACGCAGAAGCGATAAGCCGGCGCGGTGATAAGTACTACTTCACGGTAGCAGATCATGACGCGCAGGATATAGCAGAACTTAGGGCGCAAGGCATTGACTCGACTAATGCAATCAAGGCCGTAATAGCGGGGATACAGAAAGTAGCGGCGAGGCTTAAGGTGCAACCTGACGGCTATCCTCGGCTGATGATATCTGACAAATGCGTAAACACTATACGCGAGTTTGAGTCTTACCGGTGGGCCGAAGTGAAAGAAGGACGCAACGAGAAAGAGGAACCTATCAAAGATGAAGATCATTGCATGGATACGACAAAATATATCTGTGCGGAGCTGGACAAGGGGCAGAGCGGGCCGAGCGCGGTAACTGCTGCGAGCCTGGGGATGTGATGGCTGATATAAAGAAGCTGGCAGCTAAGAAGCCAAAGGCAAAGGACACGGCTAAAGAGCTTAATCGGCTTTTGGCTGAGTCTGACCGTGAGCTTATAAACAACTTCGACGTAGAGCCACAGCACAGAGCGATGCCTAAAGGAATTAGTAAGCGATATGTTCAAAACAGATAAAGACGTTTTAACGAAAGAAGAGATCGTTAAGATTATCAAAGAGTATAAAGCATCTGATTTGTATTTGAACTATGTTGACAATCTACGATACTACACCGGCAACAATCCGCACATCATGGACAGGCAGACACCTGACCCGAACGCCCCGGACAATAAGATACCGGTTAGCTACGGCAGGAAGATAATCAACACGGTTACCGGATATATGTTCAAGGCGGGGCTTATCAACTATGGCAGCGAGGACGAGGCGTATCTTAACTCGTTGACTGAGGTATTTGACGCTAACCGCGAGCCTATCAAGACCGAGCAGATGGGCAAGCAAACCAGTACGCAGGGTGTAGGGTATGAGTTCCACTATGTAGACGGCATGATACTCGACGGGCAGACAAAGGCTGTCCCTAAGTTCATCAAACTACCCGTGATTGAGACAATCCCGGTATACGACTACAGCATTGAACCGACGCTCACGGCGTTTATTCGGTTCTACATGATGGGCGACGAGATGGTTGTGTTCGTGTATTACAAAACCGATTGGATAGAGTACCGTAAGAAGAAAGACGGTAAGGATATGGTGCCGGTTGCGCAGGGTGTCCATCCTTACGGTCAGGTTCCCCTTGTGGTGTTTGAGAACAACGAAGAGAAGCTCGGCGACTTCGATAGTGTCACCCCGCTGATTGATGCGTATGACGTTTTGATGTCCGACAGCATGAACGAGTTTGACCGGTTCGCATGGGCTTATTTGATATTGAAGGGTTTCACGATATCACCTGAGAATGCGGCAGCAGTTAAGGCGATGCGTATATTTGAGCTTAAGGGTGAGACTGACATGATATCGTTTCTCACTAAGGATATCAATTCAGAGTTCATCAAGTTTATGGCTGAATGGATACGTGGCGAGATTCACCAGCAGTCAGGTATACCGAACCTTGACGATACCAAATGGGGCGGCAACGCATCTGGTGAAACGGTGACTAAGTTCATCTACATGATGGAGCTATTCACCGATCCGAAGGAAAGCTACTTCAAGGAAGGCTTGTATCAGCGGATCCGATTGATTACTAACATTCTGGAGCAAGCACGTAAGCCGGTGGGTGAACCGTTTGAAGTTGATATTCTAATGACGAGGAACAAGCCTGACAACTCGCTCGAGCAGGCGATGATATTCGAGAAACTTGACGGACGGTTGAGCCGCAAGACGTTGATTGAGAACTACGCGCCGGCGGTTAAGAACGCTGACGACGAGTTAGACAGAATAAAGGAAGAGGGGTTAAACCTTGCCGACCCGGAATTTGACACAACTCCAAGACCAAGTGACGAGGACAATTGAAGCGTATGGGCGCACTATTGAGCGTGAGATACTTTTTAATTATGCTGCTGCGCTTGATGCTATTCGGTTGGATTTGGCGAAGGTTTACGAGAAGTATGCGGTGAACGGTAAGCTGACTCATGCAGAGATGAGCAAGTTTAACCGATTGGGAAATCTTGAAAAGCAGATCACCAGTGATATCAAGCCGGTGTTTGCGAAGGACCAGAGGCTTATAAACAAGATGAAGGTGGTTACCTATGATGCGAGCTTTTACCGTAATGCTTGGGCTATTGATCAGGCGAGTGGTGTTGCGACGAGCTGGGGGCTGCTTAATCCTGACGCTGTTGTGGCGGCGGTACAGAACGACTTTACAGGACTCGCTCTCAAGAAGCTGCGACAAGATGGGTTATTGAAAACACAGCGGGTTATAAGGCAGGGGATTATCCAAGGCAAGAGTTATCCCCAAATGGCGAAGTTGATAAAAGAGCAGTTGATTGAACCGAGCGCGAGCGATGCTTTGCGGATTGCCAGGACTGAGGGACAACGGGCGATGGTCCAAGGCCAACAGGCAACTTACGACAGGGCTGAGGAAAAGGGAGTCGAGCTTACAGAGATATGGGACGCGACATTGGATAGCAGGACGAGAGCAAGCCACGGCAAGTTAGACGGCGTACCGTCAACAACCGATTCAGCCGGTAACACGATATGGAATACTGATGTAGGTCCGGTAGCAGGGCCGTTGCAGTCAGGGGTTGCGAGCTTTGACATAAATTGTCGATGCAGAATTAGGGCGCAGATAGAAGGATACGAGCCGAAGGTAAGAAGGATCAGAGACGAGGGCATTGTACCTTATAAGACATATAACGAATGGGCAAAGGAGAAAGTAGCATGACAAAGAAACAGCGTATCAGGTACGACATTAAAGAGGCGATGACGCGGAATGTGGCAGGGGCCGGACGTAACACGGCGATTAAGGAAGTGAATGACAGGTATCATCTGAGTACTGCGGCGGCTGGTTCGCTGCGGGCAAAGGTTATATTCGTAGGGCCGCCAACGTTGAAGTGGTGGTAAAATAAACGAGTAAAGGAGACTTAAATGTCAGACGTAGAAACACCGCAAGTACAGGAAGCTGGACCTGAGGAAAAGAAGAACGAGCCGAGTATTAAAGATTTGATGGTGCAAATGGATTCGTTGAAACAAGCGCAGAGTGGAAGTGATAGGAAAGTTAAAGAACTATCCGATGCACTTACAAATGCCAATATGGAAAACGAAACACTCAAAAAGGAACAGATGAACGATAAGGAAATCGCCAAGTTTGAACTTGAGAAGCGAGAACGGGCGCTGACTGAAAAGGACGCACTTATAAAGGCTAAGGAATTAGCAATTGAGCGAACATCTGTTCTTACAGAGATGGAGATGCCTCAAACATTCGCAAAGTATATCAGAGGTTCAACCAGGGAAGAGTTGATAACGAATGCTACGGAGTTAAAGACTGATTTTGCAGCAGAGGTGGCAAAGGCAGCGAATGCGAACCTTGTGAATAATACCACCACTCCGAAAGTAGGCGAGCCTAACAAGGCAGCCCCTAAGTTTGAATCAATGGCAGACGGGAACAGTGAAGCGTTTGAAACACGCATAAACGAATTATCAGAGAAAGACAGCGCATAAAGCGCAAAGGAGAAAGGAAAGATGGGTAAGACAATAGCAGGATTTATCCCAGAAGTATGGTCGGGATTGCTGCTTAGGCGAATCAATACCAACCTCGTTTTTAGAGGCGTGGTGAATACTGACTACGAAGGCGAGATTAGCGCCGGTGGTGATACGGTCAGAATAAACGAATACGGGCCTATAACAATCAATGATTATACCAGTACGTCAACCGGTGATCTTACGATTCAGCAGTTGACTGACGCACAGAAGATTTTAAAGATTGACCAAGAAAAGACATTCGGATATTGGCTTGACGCTGTGGATGAGGCACAGATTAAGCCGAAAGACATGAGTGAGAACCAGAAGAATGCGGCTTGGGCAATGGGTAACAACATTGATGAATACATAGCGAATCTCTACACAGAGGCTGGTATTGTCGCGGCTGGCTCACGGTCAGGCTCAACGATTACCGGTGTAAACACATCGTCAACTAACGTGCTTAAATACATGAGTATTGCGGCACAGAAGGCGGCTGAAGCTGATATGCCTGGTCCGTGGTGGATGGTTGTACCTCCGTGGTTCGCGCAGAAGTTGACATTGGCTAAGATTGTCCAGGACACAAGCAACAGCGGAACACTTGGAAGCGGATATGTTGGAGAATCTATATATGGGTTCAGAATCTATCAATCGAATAACGTAGTCAATGGAACACCGGCAGCGGATGACGCATGTATCATGTTCGGCTATCGCGGTTCAATATCGCTTGCCGTACAGGTACTGATGACCGCAACTGCTCAACCGTCAAAGATGTTCAAGACTCTTTCTAAGGGCTTGGTTGTCTACGGTGCGAAGGTTGTACGACCGAATCAGCTTGGTGTTATGTATCTCGACTACACCGATGAAGCAAGCTAAGGAGGCATGAAATGGCTGTAGCTAAAAGTACGATAAACGCAATGACCGGCACGACTGAAAGCGAACTCATACAATGGAGTTCTTTAGCGTCCGGTGCTAACAACACTTATTTTGATGTGAATGGTAAGGCAACAGGGAAGGTAATCTTCCTTGTGCTGAACACAAACTCAACCGATGTCGGCACGACTGCCGGAGGTATCTATTTTGGTGCATCCGCGACGAATGCGGCTGGTACGTCTGGTGAGGATAATTACAGTGCGAGGTCATTAGGGCGGTTTCTCGTAAGACACGCACCGCCGACCACTGTTGCAAAAGAGTTTGTCACCCCCTCGACGGCGGCGGCTGGTATTTCGATATCAGCATTTGGACCGTTTGAGAGCGCACGGTTGAAAGATACCGATGGCTATATCAAGGTATGTAAAGAGAAAGCGTCCTCGGATGCTGGGCGAGTAAAGATAGCGGCGATATTGTTACCGTAACTAATAGGCGGGGCTTCGGCCCCGCTGATATATAAGGGGATTACATTAAATGGCATCGAAACCTAAAGACACTATCATCACATGTAAAAAAGACAAGTTAGCAATACTCGGCTCTGCCGACACGTTGCAGATAGCTCCGTTTGAGGACCCTGAATTTGAATTATGGGGTTGCGCTGTTGTAACAACGTATCCGGTCTTTAAACGAGCCGAGTTGCTATTTGAACTACACGACGCGAGTTATTGGAATAATAAGAACATTATCCCACGGCTTAACAAGTATGACGGTCCGACCTATATGCAGAACAAAGAGCCGTTGATACCCAAGTCTATAGCGTATCCGTTAGACGCGATGTTAGAATATCGCCCGTACCACACGACAACTATCACCTATATGTTGGTGCTGGCGTTACACTCATTCTTGACAACTGGCAAGCCTAACCATTTAGCGATGTATGGGGTTCACATGGAAACCGGAGAGGAATACGGCGAGCAAAGGCCGTGTTGTGAATACTGGCTTGCGAGAATGGAACAGGCAGGAATGGAAATCTACCTTCCACCCGGCGGCGCGGTGCTAACGAGCAACGGGCTGTATGCTTTTGAGAACTACAATCCGATAGTTGTTAAGATGCGCGAGAGGGTAGACGGTTTGAAGATTGGGATTAAACAGCGCGAGGATGAGCGGAACGCAGCGGAGGCCAAGAGGCAACAGCAAATAGGCGCATCGCTTGAGGCTGAACACTGGTTGAAACAGGCGCAACGTGGCGAGTTAAACTTGAAGGCGCATCGAGGGCCGGTAGACCCGAACCTTGAGAAAGAGATAGACAAGGCTGAGGCGATGTGCGCGAAGGCCGAAAAAGAAGGAGATTAGATTATGAGCGGATTAGACAGGGCTGGTTTCATGGCAACCGCACGACAAGGCGAGAGTCAGTTGATTACTAGCACTATGAGTTCAACTACATGCCCGTGGGCAAGCGGTTATTCCGGCTTCCAGGTGATATCAAGTAAGGCTGTTATTGCGGCGGTTACCGATGCGGGCGTGAAGAATAGCTCGTTGATAACGTCAGGCACATCACTGGTGAATAACGCATGGCTTGGGATGTCAGGCGCAACGTATGTGAAAGTCTCGACGAAAACGACAGGGCATAAGATACTCGGTTATAAGAAAGTATTGTTGTAGGTGGCGTTATGGCACTAATGACATTAGCGGAAGTTAAGCAGTTTTTGAAACTCACCAGTACCGGCGATGATGCATTGATAGATGTGTATATCCCGATTATCGAGGATGACCTAACCGTCTACTGTAACAACTACTTTCCCGATCGACAGATAACGAGGGCGGCGAGTGGTGGCATTGCGTTTGTCCCTGGTGGGCCTGATACGATTACCGACGACGATGAAGAGCTATCGACTAATAGCGGCGCCGGGTTCAAGGCGAGTGACGACATTGTTGTGGCCGGCACGTGGTCTAATGATGGGCTGCACACGTTGAGCTCCAATTCCAGCGAGATATCAAGCGGGACTTTAACCCTTGATTCTACTAACGTGCTGCGGGCGCTGGATCAGGATAGCTACTACGACGGCAGCGGGCAGCAAGTAGGCACGGTGATTATCAGCCGTGTTGATTGGCCGGTAGCAATCAAGCCGATAGCGGCTAAGATGATAGGCGCGTCGATAAGCGATGCAAACCCGGGGAATGTGAAGAGCGAGACGATCGATGATTATTCAGTAACCTATGTAAATGGCCATGCCTACCCTGAGCGAGTAATGAAGGGCTTGGATAAGTGGCGGCAAGCGGTGCTAATATAAA